GATATTCATTTTTAATAATAATAAAAATTATAAAAATAATAATCATTTTTTTAAATATTTAAAAAATGATTTTTCAAATAATGATAATCATCATTATAAATGGATAGTTTCTATAATTATTGGCTTTCGATTGATAAATATTGGTTCAATCAAAATGACGATATAGATAAATATTTATCAATAACTTATGGTCATTTAATTGATGAATATAAATATAAAAATAGTTCTAATTTAATTTTAGGAGTGTTAATATATGATCAATTAACACGCCATTATTATAGAAATGAATATAATAATCACATCTTAATTTATTTCAATAACAAAGCTTTAGAGATTGCCAATCAACATAAAACTACAGATTTTATTAAGACTTTGAATAATATCGATTGGTCTTTTTATATGTTAGTTTACAGACATTCTAATATTAAAGAAAATATATTATTTGTTATGGATGAATGTTGGAAACTGTCACCTTTGCCAATCAAATTCATTCGTGCAACATTTACAAGAGCAAATTTTATAACAGAACCTTTAGATTATTATAATAAGAATCCTGAAAGTTTTGATAAAACAATTTTAGATAACAATCCTTCGATTGAAATATCTAAAAATAAATTCTATAATATTGGTGAATTTGATAATATAGACGCTAAAACAATAATTATAAGTCTTTCAGGTGGTGTTGATTCTGTCGTATGTTTGTTTAATATTATTCATAAACATCCTAATAAAAAAATAATAGCACTTCATATCAATTATAATAATCGTCTTGAAGTTGAGGAAGAAGTTAAATTTTTACGATGTTTATGTTCTGAATTAAATGTTGATTTATATGTAAGAAAAATATCAGAAATTAAAAGAAATATTTGTATGTTAAATGATTTAAGGGATTTGTATGAAAGCTACACCAAGAAAGTTAGGTATAATAGTTATAAATCATTAAAAGAACCTTTGCCGACAGTAATATTAGGTCATAATAAAGATGATTGTTTCGAAAATATTCTTACGAATATTGCATACAATTGCAAATATGAAAATCTAGTAGGTGTAGAATACAAATCTCTTATTGATAATATTATTTTTATTAGACCTTTGATTAATGTTTCAAAGGACGATATTTATAAATTTGCAAATAGACATAATTTGCCTTATTTAAAAAACAGTACTCCAACCTGGAGCCAACGAGGTAAAATTAGAAATGATGTGATTCCAACTTTGGAAAAATGGGATAATAGAATAATATCTGGTTTATTTAATTTGAGTGATGTTATGAGAGATTATAATGAGATATTGAAAAGAAATATCGAAAATTTCAAAGAAAAAGAAACAGAAAAATTGGAGAAATTGAATATGAGCAAGTTATATTGGAAACACGGAATTTTCAAATTATTCAATATTTATATTTCGAACAAATCATTAGAAACTTTAATTGGAAGATTAGAATTATGGAAAAATAAATACGATACGATTGATGTAAATAAAAAGACATATATAATATTATCAAAATTGATCCAAATAATTATTATCAAAAAAAATGACGATAAATATGAATTAAATATCATAAAAACATAATGTCAATAGAAATCCTCAAAGTCTATAAAATGATCGATTATATCAAAGATTATGTCAATGATAATGCAATTGCAAATATTAAACAATTCGACTATTTTAATTATGACAATTTGATTGCTGTAATAGCAAATAGTTTGACAAATTCAAGTTATAAAAATAATATTATTTCAATTGAAGATTATGAGATAATAATTGATAATGAAGATAATAAATATTATGAAATTACAATAATTAAGAATATTGATATATATGAACCAAAAGGACCTTCAAAATAAAAAATGATATAATCATTATCTTTTTTTTATATTTAAAAATGAAAAAGATTGATAGTATTCACAATAAAACTAAAGTAATACAAACAGATGAAATGCCTTATAACACTAATAATGTCCTTTTAAATGACAGTGATTTAAGGACATTTTTTGATAGGAATGGTTTGACAGATATTAAATACAATAATATCAATCTTTATAGGAATGCGTTTATTCATAAATCTTATTGTACTATGAAAAATGCTGATTTCGAAACAGGAAATGCTAATTGCCCTGCTAATTGCATACCTCTGCAAGATATGTCTTATGAAAGATTAGAGTTTTTAGGTGATGCAATATTAAATATGGTAGTTGCTAATTATTTATATTCACGGTTTCCTGATCAAAACGAAGGATTCTTATCTAAAATAAGAACTAGAATCGTTAATGGCAAAATGTTAGGATTTTTATCGAATGAAATAGGATTTGCAAAATTTGCGATAATATCAAAACAAGTTGAAGATGCAAATGGCAGAAATAATTATAAAATAATGGAAGATATATTTGAAGCTTTTATTGGTGCATTGTATATAGATTTTCAGAATGAAGAAGATAAAGTTATATTACCTCAAAAAATACCTTTAATAACATTATCGGGAGCAGGCTATTTTATTGTTGAAAAATGGATTATTTATATAATCGAAAATTATATTGATTTCAGTGAATTAATAATTCAAAAGACCAATTACAAAGATATGCTTGTTTCATATATGCAACATTCTATGCAAGATACTCCTAAATTTTGCGAATTAAGTATTATAACAAAAGACAGCGTAAAAATATTTAATTATTGCGTTAAAAATAGATTTAATGACACAATAGCAACAGCAACCGGATTTTCAAAAAAAGAAGCTGAAAATAATGTAAGCAAAGAAGCATTATTATATTATGGCTTATCCATATCTTGAAAAATAAAGTTATTATAAGATAGAAATATAATGTTAGTAACTAAAAACACAAGTCCATATTATCTAGATATGAAGGAATATTTACACGGTGAACTAAAAAAACGATTATCAAAATATAATATACACAAAAAAGACTTATTATATATAGATCCTTATTATTTATCCAAATATTTAAATTCTACTGAAAATATTGATAATATTTTGCCATTTTTAAGACATCTATTGCAATATACTTATCGTGCATCAATTCACGAAGTAGTTAATGAACACGAATTAAAAGAAGTGAATAATCATCTTGAAAGACTTGAGACATTAATTAAAAAACTATTAAAAGCACAAGGAATAGAAGAACATTCGCACAAATCAGTTAAACATACCTCACCACCACCTGATAATGAAGAAATTTAATTCTGGTTTATAATTTCATAAGTTCTTGTAAAATTTTTTTTTATTCTTAAAGGTATCATATAATAATATTGAATGTTTATTATAAATATCAGTAATAAAACAAATTTCTTTATATTCATATATATAAAACAATTATTAAAAATTAATTATATATAGATGGATTATAAACGAATTCAAATCGATTCAATTGGAATTGGATTAAATGACATTACCAATTTGGATTTATTTAAAGACGATTATATTAAAACCTATTTAGCAATTGGTGATGTTCCTAATTTATTGCACGATGTAACTACAGATAGTAATAATTTGAATCATATTCATAATTTTATTGTTACTGATAAAGCTGTTGGTATTAATACTCATAGAAGTAATATTTATTTACAGCCGAACAATTCATTAATAGTATCTGGAAATATTCAATGTTCTGGTTCGATACACGCAGAGAATATTATTTTGGATAATTCATTAACATTAACTTCAAATTTAGCAACTTTTAACCAGGTCTTAAATAGAATATCATCTCATTTGCTATTTTATCACGTGAAAGATTATTTAGAAAATAATATTTATACAACTCATAATGTTATCATAGGTAATGAAGATATCTCTAACAGCAACTTGAATCCATTAAAAATATCTAGACATTGTAATAACAATGCTAATAATATTCAATTTATTATTCAAAATAATGATTTGACAAATGATTTAGAACCTACTAATATTAGCATTGGTATTGTTGGAAATATCGATACATCGCCTGCTCATATCATAACATCTCCGAATATGCCTCTTCATTTTAATATAAGTAAACTAAAAACAGAAATCAATGATTTATATAAAGATTTTAGAGAAACGCCAAGTTATTCTAGTAATACATATCCATCACTCGCGTTAGATGTAAATGGATCCGTAATAATAAACAAAGATACTATACAAAATCAAATAACTTATAATAAGTATAATAATGAAATTAAAATAACTGTTAGTTCTGTAACTGAATATCCTAAATTGTATGTTAATGGGTCTTTATATGCCGATAATATTCTTATGTATGATTATATTTCAAAACAACCAGTTAATTTAGATAGTATTTATATTCGTCAAGGTTTTGCTGGTGGTTTAACATTACAAGCTAATCAAATTTTAGGAGGCAATTTTAATAAAACGGAATTCACTTTTAATTCAAATGTTTATATCGGCAACGGTAGTTATGATAATAATTATAAATTAAAAATTTATGGCGACGCAGAAATAACTAATAATATTCTTGCAACCAATTTGACAACATCTTTATTGACAATTAATAGCAATTTGGAAGTTGTTGGAACTGGCTATTGCGATTTTAGAAAACCTTGTCATTTTACCAATTCATCATATTTTAATAATATCAATTGTTCTGAATATATCACAACAAAAACTTTGAATATAACAGATAATTTGTTAATAAATGGTACAAATATATCTTTATTAGGAAATACCACAATAGCAGGCGAACTACCCAATTCGACTGTTACAAATTATCTAAACATTGGCGGTAAAACATCAGGTATAACTGATTTGAATTATAATAGCGAATTATTAAATATTTATAAATTCAGAGATAGTCAAAGTCAGAAATTTGAAATTTTATTAAACGATACTACTATAACACCATACGGTTCAACTGCGTTTATTGGACATAATCCCTTAAATCTATTGCAAAACGAAATAGACAATTCTTTAATAATATTAACTCAATACAACACATCTTGGAATAATATTTATTTTTATGCTGGGAAAAATAAAGCAACATTACAAACAACGATACCGAATTTAGCTATAATGGAAAACAATAAAATAGGTGTAAATACAATAACACCACAAAAAACCTTTGATGTCAATGGCGATATTATAGCAACTAAATATTATTTAAGAGGCACTAATAATAGCAATTATGAATGTAAAATTCCAATAATCTACAATAATTACAATAATATAACTAATTTGAATATTAATATAATTGAAAGTGATGTTATCTCAAATCCACAGAAATTGAATATCAAAGGTGGTGTCAATTCTTATGACGGTTATTATGAAAATAACAATAAATTATGTTCAATCAAATATTTGAATGGGTCAACAACAGATGCAGTTATAGATAATGCTAATATAGGCATCGGGACAGTAACCAATAATGAAAGTATAACAATGGCATTACAAATTAAAAACAATTCTAAAAATAATAATAAAATTAATAATAGTGTTATAAGTTTTTATCGTTCACTTGATAATTCTAAATATTCAGGAATAGAATTTTGTGATGATTCGACAAATTTGAGTATGGTAAATAAAAATAAATGGTATATTTATAAAAATCATATAACAGATGATTTTAATTTTACTGGACCTCTTCAAATTGGTTATATGAAAAATAGTTATAAACCATCTAATTCTTGTATCAATTTGTATTATGACAATTCAAAATACTATGTTGATATCAATAATCCTATTACCTATAATTCTGCTAATGAATTTACCAACAACAAAGAAAATGTTAGAATTTATGGTAATGTTAGAATAAGTGGTGATTTAGATTTAGATGGATCAATTAATATCAAAGGTAATTACAAATTCAATGACAATAATATTTTATTTTCACCGAATCCTGTCGAAAAGATAATCACAAAAATTTATTCATTAGGTAATAATGTTTATTATTTTGATACAATATTATCTTCCAATCATCCTAAAAATATTTCATTCAAGAATTCAAATTTAACTTCTTTTATTAATAACAATATAGCCGATGACAAACTTAATTTAAATCTAACCTTGAATATCAATAATTCTTTGTCCAATTATAATATTAGTTCTAATGTCTATTTGTTGAATTCTAATTTAAATTTGGCAATTAATAATTATTCTAATATAAATAACATTATTGATTATAATGATAGTCTGAAAACAGCTATTATTAATAATACTACAAACAGTCAAAATAGTTATTTGAGTTATATTCAACAAAATACTGTTTCTTCTGGTATTATAATTACTAATGCAGATCTAATACAAGGCGCTTTAAATAATAAAAACTATGCTTATAGCAATTATTTGATTTCTAGTAATATTTATGAATCGATTAAAAATATTAAAACAAAAACAATAACATCTTTTAATGACCAAATTACTACCAATTCTAATTTATCATTTGCCAATATGAATACAATAACAACTTCTTATGCTTCCATTACTTACAATGATGATATAAATATAATTACAAAACTTAGTTCTAATATTTATTCATCTTCTTTGAATTCTATTTCTAATGTAAATAGCTATAATAATTTTACTAGTCTTTCGCCATTCAATCAAAGTTATTTGAATTCGGCATCAAATGTTTTTGTGTCGATGTCTAATATTTATGCAACAACATCAAATTATTATAATTCATTATTATCAACAACAATACAAATAAGCGATTATAATAATATCTTATCTTCAAATTATGAATATTCGGTATATAATTCAAATAATATCTATTTGAATAGCAATAATTTAATAACTTACAATTCTAATTATTCTAATTTGACCTATAATATTATAACACCAGTTAAAAATACATCTACAATTAATCTAAATTCCTCAAAATCTAATTTAGATTTAGCTTCTAAGATTTATAAAACTTTATCTTTGCCTATAGGCAGTTATTTGACATACGCACAAAATGCTAATAATATCGTTAATAATTCATACGATTTGAATGCAAACATAATAACTACAATAGCAGCTTATTCTAATCTTGTCACCAATTATTTGACGAATTCTAATATCTATTCAAGATATGGCTATTTAAGGAACGATGAAACTTACAACAATAACAATAATGCTAATTATTATATATTTCACGATGGTGCCAATTCAACATCTTCAAATATTATTAAAGCCAATACACAAAGTAATTTAACTTATTCATCAAATTTATATACAATTTCTACAGACATTTATAATACTTTAAATGTTTTAAATACAAATATAATACCATACTTGAATATTGCTACAGGTTATTCTAATATTGCTTATACTAATTATATTGCTGCTTCTAATAGTAATATTAACTTTTCGAATATATACAATGATCGATTTTTTGTAAGTGATATTAATAATATTAATAATATAAATTACTGTAATCAAATAATATCATCAAATATTTACATTAATACTTCAAATTATACAAATATTCTTAATAACATTAAGACAGGTATAACAAGTAATATTTCAAATGCATTGATCGACTATAATTATGCTTCACAAGTCTATAACACTTGTTCTAATTTGAATATTAATAAAAATAGCATAACAATAGATAATTTAGTTTTTAGTAATTATATTAATGCATCTAATATTTTCACTTCAGCTTCAAATATTACTGATAAAATTGTTAATAATTACTCTAGTGTCTATAATAATATAAATATATCAAAGAATATTTATATTCCGACTGCAAGTGATAAAGTAAAATCAGCGTCAGCCAAATTAATAACTTCTGTAAATACAAATTTACAGACTTATTTAGATAAAGCTGGATCTAATCGCATAATAGCTAGTAATTTGGATTTCGATATTTCAAAATATGACCCTGACTATAGTGAAAAACTTGAATATTATCAAAATTTACAAGAAATAGGTAGCGGAATAAATAAAATTAAAAGTTTCTTAAATTCTGAAAAAGATGTATTTATTAATTATAAATCAAATCTTGTTACATTGTTCAATGGTTATATTATAGAAGAATATTTAACTGATGCTTATCAAAAATTAATGACTATGGCAGATACTTGTATAAATCTTTTAATCGAATTAGACGCAGATGCATCAAATTTGTCAGATTATTCGAATCAATCATCATTATTATTAGAATTAATTCTGCATATTACTAATAAATATGTAAATTTTATTAATAAAAGTTTTGATTTTGCTAATTCAGCTTCTCAAGTAGTAGCGACGATTACAGATCATATAGGTATTTATATTATTTCATCATTATCTATTTTACCATTGTTAAATTCTATGAGTGAATATGCAAATGTTTATTTAAATAGATCCTGGTCAGTCATCTCAAGACAAATAATCTTATTCGCCAGTGTTTCATATTCCTTAAATGCTTTGATACCATCAGAAACACCAATAAATAACCAAGAAGGACAGAATACAGATGTTTTGGTAATAGGAAATAATATTAAACTATTGCCAACTAAATCGTTGTTAATAGGACACGCAAACGACTATTCTAGATGGATAGAAAATTTAGATGATCAAATAAATTCTTCATCTGCTTATATTTATAATTATAATCCAAATAGTTGTTCGTGTAGTTTTAATGTGAAGGCAAATAAATTCATATCATCAACCAATAATGCATTAGCATTGAAGACTTCATCAGCGATTGATATAAATCTGATTGATACATCAATTGCTGATTATCATAATTCAATGTTTGATGGGGTATCATTGAAATTATCACATATTTATAGAAGAGATAATTTAGATTTGGTAAATGCAACTTCGAATAATTCTATATTTGAAATAGTAAGAAAACAAAATTTGAATAATCCGTATTTTAGTATTTATACAAATGATATTAATAATATTTTTAATATTGGAGGTGGTAATTTTTATGATAGTAATTATAATTGTATACAACAAGATGCAGTAGTTCATATTAATGAAAATACAGCCAATTATTTATTAAAATTGACAAACCCTTCGACTAATCCGGCATCACTAGTTTTATGTAACAATTCAAATAAATGGACTTTATCAGGAACAGATAAATTAAATTTTATTTATAATACAACTCCTATAATAAATATAAATTCTAATGGTCTTTCGATTAATACAAATTCTAATGATTCAACAGTTACAATTAATAGTTTCAATAATAAAACATCATTAGAATTAAAAAATACTTATGATATATCACCAATAAAAATATTGAATTTAACTTTAAAACAAACATTATTAATAGACTATACGGATAGTGGAATAACATATTCAAAAAATCCGAATACAGATACTTATGATATTTCCAAAACAATATTTGAAGTAAATTGTAATATCGAATTCAGTCCTATTAATTATGTATTGTCAAATGTTGTAGTAAGTTATAATAATATTAATGAAACAAATCCTTTTACTTTTACAAAAACTTCAACATCTAATATTGTAAACTTATTACCTAAAATAAATTTAAATGATCCAAAATTAACTTATACGATCAATAATTCTAATACTTATAATTATACTCAAAATTTCAATGGTTCTCCATATACAATAACATATATAACTCCTACTTCAAATAGTATAGTTGAATTTTTCGTAACATCATTACCTGTAAGTCAGCAATCATATGATTACTTACTTCAAACAACAATGAAACAATCAAACACTCTTGAAAGTGATTATATAACTATATCAATTGATTACATAATAGGTTCTAATATCAAAGTTAGGAATAATATTATTTATAATAAATTCAAATCATTTCAAATTGAAACATTGAATTTGACTTTAACTAGATATAATTATAATCTTATTAGACCAGTTAATATAGTTCCAACTAGTTTATATAATGGAAATCCGACAAATACAATAACATCTACAATATCTAATAATAATCTAGTTACAATTTCAAATACTTTGAACTATTTAAAACCATTTACACCAGCTATAGTAAAACATCAATATTCTTTTACTGAAACGAAATTAAAAAATTATCCAGTAGGCATATTTGAATTAATTTATGATATTCCAATAAATATAACTATCACTGATTATTATGATTTATATTTTGATAAGGATAATTCAACAGACCAGACAAAAATACCAATTGAATATATTGACATAAATGCAAAAAAACCAATAATAAAACAATTCAATATTTATAATAATTGTCATAGTATTTATAGTTATACAGATGATTATGAACTTTATTTGAATGAAAATAAATTATTGAATATTAGTTCAATTGGTACTTTAACAACAGCAGGAAATATAGAAACTAATAATTTATATTTGAAAGGTGATATTTACAATGCTGATGGAATTTCGTTATATGATAATATCTTATCATTGATGAATAATATTTCATCAACAGCCAATTTAGAATTACATTCAAAAAACATTATTCTAAATCCGGGCGTTGGTTTAAATGACTATTATAGAGGAGGAGTATTAATCAATGGCAATAATATCAATGAAATCAATAACAATATTTTTCAAATAAATAATTACGAAGGTAATGATAATTTATTAACATTAAATTCTTCTAGTTCGAATGCTTTTGCACATTTTGTAAGTAAAACAAATCAAACCGGAACATTCAATAACAAAAATTCTATTTATAGAATTGGTAATTCTAACGGTATTTTTGGAATTTGGAAGGATTTAACAATATTGCCTTATAATAGTAATTATTTTATTGATGGCAAAACAGCATATCAAGAAGCTTTAACAGTAAATTATATTAATTCTAATTTTGAAATTCATACCAGTGGAACATTTACCCAATCATCTGATAAACGATTAAAAACAGATATTAAAAAAATCGAAAATGCATTAGAAAAAATAATTTCTTTAAATGGAATTACCTATAATATTAATAATGACGAAAATAGAAAAACTGGTTTGATAGCTCAAGAAGTTAATGAAGTATTACCTGAAGCAATATCAACAGATACAAATGGTTATTATACTATAGCATATGGTAACTTGGCGGGATTGATAATAGAAGCAATAAAAGAATTGAAAACAGAAATTGATTTAATTAAAACACGGGTTTAATTTTGAGAACTTGACAAATTCTTTTATAAGCCATTTGATTAAATCTAGTTTTGCCGTTTTCAATATCTGTAATATAACTGGCTTTCAAATCATTTCTAATTTTTTGTGCTAATTGCAATTGAGATAAATTTTGCGCATTTCTAGCATCTATAATAGCATCTCGTTGTTCTTTGGTATAATAAACAGCTTTTGGCATTTCGCCTTCTTCATCAAGAACAGGTTTATAGATATGAACATTAGAACTAGATTTTGATTTTGTCAAAGTACTAGTTTTCTTTTTATTGTTGTTATTGATTAAAATAACAGGTGTTAGATCTTGAAAAGACTTATAACCGCTTTTATCCATTGTTTTTAATAATAATTTACAAATGAGAATCATTTTTTTCGAAATCGATATAAACATTTGATAATATTATAATCTAAAATGACAAACACCCAACAAATTATTGATAAATTCACATCATCTGTTGACATCGAAAAAACTTACACTCTAGCAGAATTAACAACTCTTCTTAAAAGTGCATATAAATCAAGCGGTAGTAAAAAAGCAGATGGAGTCGAAAAAGTTAAAAAAGCTCCATCTGCTTATAATATCTTCATCAAAGAACAAATGGAACTATTAAAGAATGATGGTGCAAGTCCAAAAGATAGAATGAGACAAGCAACAGCTAACTGGAATAAAAGAAAAGCAGAGACTAAAGAACCAGTTGTAGAAGCTACTGATAGTGATGAATAATTTAAAAAAAGTCCAAAAATTATGAACTTTTTTTCTCCTTTCTTTTTTTTAGCATTTCTGCAGAGTCTCTCGAACCCGCATAATTGCTTTTCCGAGTCGGTTTGTCCCCTTCCAATTTTCGATAGCAGTGTTGAGTGTGTCAGTGATATTCAACCCATTGCCCCAAATTTTATCATAAGGAGAACATTCGACAATAATTTTGTTGTCAGTTTCTAACAATGCTTTTTGCAGAACAAGATTTTGCGTGAACTTTGCGAAATTCGCCTGGTAAACAATCTCATCGGCGATTGCATTCCATTTGTCTTCATCAAAATTCTTGACAGAACGTCCCAAGACTTTTTGTTCTTTAGGTACAGGTGTCAACATAATCTTTTCTTGAGTTTCGAAGTCCTTAAAAGTCTTTGCTTTTTGTGCCATCATATATTGTTCACAACAATTATATTCAACACCGTCAATCACGAACTTAGATTCGAACCACTGAGAAGGATAACCTGATTTGAAATAAACGCCGGTTTCATTCTCATAAAACTTTTCGTTATGCTCAGACATTGTAGATATGTAATTAAATTGTTATAACTATTCAATCATTTTTTTATAATTTTACATTAAAATTGATCATTTTAAAAAATGATTATGTTTTTAATCAAAGAACTTATAATATGACAGATAACAAAGCAAAATTAACAAGACTTGATTTAATTGATAGTATCAAGGTGCATTATTTGAAAAAAGGTTTATTATGTCAAAATTTAGATAAACTATGCAAAAATAAATTATTAGAAATAGCAATAGAGAATGAAATAGAGTTTATAGATAAAGAAAAAATGAAGTACGAGATACTTGATATAGAAACTTACAATTTGAAAAGAGATATTATTTATTGCAATTTTATTAAATATGAAAATATACCATATGAAGTGGTTTCCAATATTGATGTAAATACAACTATTGAAGAATTGGAAATAATAATAGATAAATATAATTTAAAATATGAAGATAATTTTAATAATATCAAAGATCTAATATTTAATATCTATAAATCTTATAAAACTTATTGTGAAAAGTCTTCTCTTAAAAATGAATGCACCTATATTACTCTTCCTAGTATTATAAAAGCACTTAAGGCAATTGCCTAAATATCCTTAAATGTTTTTATAAATAATGCAGCAGTCGTTTTGGTATTAATAATAGGTTTAGGATAATTAATATTGTTATATTGTTTTGTTTCCCAATTTAAAATTATTTTATTATTAACGTCTTTGAGTTCTGTAACCCATTTTTTTATAAATATGCATTCTGGATCATATTTTTTCATTTGCAATGTTGGTGAGAATATTCGAAAATATGGTTGACTGTCTGTGCCAGTAGAAGCACACCATTGCCAACCACCATTATTAGAGGATGGATCATAATCAACTAAAGACTTTGCAAAATATTCTTCGCCTTTTCTCCAATCTATCAATAAATTTTTAACTAAAAAAGATGCTACAATCATTCTACAACGATTATGCATCCATCCTATTGAATTTAACTGTCTCATTGCTGCATCAACAATTGGGAAACCTGTCATTCCTTGTTTCCATTTATTTAATAATTCTTCATTATCGTGCCATTTGATTACATCATATTTTTTTATAAAAGATTTACCAAATATATAGGGATAATAATAACTTATGTTTGCATAAAAATCGTGCCAAAATAATTCTCGAATTATACCGTGTGATACTGGTAAATTATAATAAATTTCTCTAATACTAACACAACCAAATTTAATATAAGCACTCAATTTTGTTGTTCTATCTAAATACGGATAATCTCTATCTTTATCATAATTTTCAAAAATACCTTTTTTCAATTTTGCCAGAATTTCTAATGCATTCTTTCTACCTCCATTTACTGAAATCTGTTTATTTTCATCTGGTCTCAAATAATTATATTTATCCAATGATTGTTTATTATCAGTTATAAATTTAAATTTAGTAGTTGTCAATAATGATCGAGGCTTTTTAATTATACTTTTCTTATAAAATGGCGTAAATTTTTGATAAGGTTCTTTATTATCTTTAACTATTTCACCTATGTTATGTAAAGTATAATCTTCAAAAGTTATTAATTCAATTTTCTTATCATTTGCCCAATTCTTAATTTCATTATCTCGTTTTATAGCAAAAGGGGTATAATCAATGTTAAAAGCTATATTATCAAATTTATATTTATTATATAGACTTTCTAAGATTGTAATATCATTAGTAGAAGTATAAAAGAAATTTATAAAATCTAGTTCATCGAGACTTTCAAATAAAAATTGTACGGCATTTTTAGAATAATATTTATTCTCAGTTTCTTCTATTTGTTTTTTGTTGAATATAAATATTGGTATTATCTCTGTTTTCGGGTATTTTTCAAGTAATCTGTTCAAAGTAGTGTTATCGAATGTCCTTAAATCTCGTCTAAATATAAATAAAGTTTTCATATTATTATAATAATATGAAACAATTATTATCTTTTGATATCGGCATTACAAATATGGCTTATTGTCTAGCCAATGTAACCGATAATAATGAATTTAAAGTAATTACTTTATCAAAGATAGATTTAAATTCAAATAAAAGTAATATTCAGAATATTATCGATAATACTATCGAATTTTTAGATGATATTATGAGTGATAGTTCAATAGACATCAATGAACCTTTGATTATTCTTATCGAATGTCAAATGACATCAATAATGAGAACTATTCAGACTTGTATAAATACCTATTTTAAAGTTTTATCTAAACATCAAAGTTTAGATATTTCAACTATTTATATATCGCCTAAACATAAATTAAAATTGATGTCTAATTATATGACTTCCGATTTGATAGCATCAACAAAATACAAACAAAATAAAATAGATTCAATCAATTTCACATTACATTTATTGACAACGGTCGATAAATTCAAAGATGACAAAATTATAGATATCATAAAATCACATAAAAAGAAAGACGATATTTGTGATGCTTATTTAATGTGTGCATATTATTTTTTAACTTTAAAAATTTAATATTTTATTATTATAGATTAATAAAAATGACAGATAACTATAATCAAGAGAATGAACGTTTTTCAACTAAAACAACTGAAGTAACTGTAACAACTGGAGGAGTATTTATGGGTGTTTTAGCATATATATTCGGATTTACTTTTTTCCTGGTTTGGATTGTTGGAGGAATAGCGGCATTTATTGCTTCTATTGTTTGTATGTTTTATAATTCATCAGTAGGTGATAAGATTGCTGGATTTATATTAGCAGTAATTTTTGGACCTTTCTATTGGTTCTTTTATATTTATAAATCAAGTTATTGCAATAAATATCCGGCATATATGCCGGTTATTGATTACTATGATTAGCAATTTTAGTTAATTGTTTTATTACATCTGGAGTATAATTCGTTATTTTATTAGCTTCTATAGCATTTGCTAAATTTAACCAAAATTTATCGAATTTATATTTTTCATTAAATGTATTAATTTTAATAATTGTGTTATATAACCATTTATATAATTTTATTTTGTTTTTTATACTACAATCTGTATGATTATAGGGACAAGCCATTCCTTTAGTTAGATCTTCGTTATATAACGAAGGAAAATAATAACTATTATCACTAAATAATATGTAATCATATGGATTACATTTAATATGATATTCATTATAATCAACAAAAACTTCTGAATCGTCTATAATAATAATTTCACTATCTTTTACTGATTTTAATTTAGGCATTATTTTGTTTATTGATTTTTTCCAGCCATTATCGCAATTTTCGTTGCAAAAACAGTCAGATCTTGTAAAAATAGGTCTGTTGAACTTAATCTTATTTTCTTTTTCTATTATTTTTATTTCTGTATTAGCCCATTGTTTTGTTGATGCAGTGTAAATATAAAACGAAACATTGTTATTATATAATTCTTTCATTTTATTCATAAAATGAATGAAATATGGACGCAATAATTTATTACTTTGATTATAATATGGTGAAAGAACTTTAGTTATATTAATATTAGGTCCTTTATATTTTTTAATTAAATTATGTTTTATAAATAAACTCATCTGATATTGACAATTTCCTATTAATGTATTATCCAAATCAATTACAAATATATATTTTTTCATATTTACTAGTAGGTAATAAAAAATATAATAAATGAATAATTCAGAATTGTGTCAAAAATGGTTTAATAATAAAAATATAAATCCTATAAATAATCGTAAAATAAAATTAAACGGAACTTCTTATAAATATATATCTAAGTTATGCGATAATACAAATAATGCAAATATAAAAACAGTTATTTGCAAAAAGTGGATAGCCAATAAAAACAAAAATCCTATAACGAATACTAAGATCAAAGCAAATGGCACTGATTATAATAAATTCTTAAAATTATGTTATGACAAAAAAATATTTAATATTTTTAATCCTATAATCAAACGAATAACTAAAAATATTATCGATAGAATTAACTATTTTGTTATTATCCATAATTATATAAATAAAATTAAGGAAAAATATAATTGTGTCAAAAAGATAGATAATGTATTACATTTAGGTGATCGTATAATTTTAGATAAACAAATAGGAGAACCAGGCAAATACGGAGTTGTTTATTCTGGTTATTATAAACCAACAATAACAGAAAAAAAAGACCTTGGTAAAGTATTTAAATTTGCTGTTAAAATCTGCGAAATTACTAGAAAAAACAGGAAAGAAATAAAAATTGGAAAAAAAATAAATCGTCTGTTAATTGATATGAAATGCCCACATTTCTTATTTTGTTATGGATATTTAATATGCAAAACTAAAAAAAATAAATTTGATGATATTCCATTTGTTAATAATGGTTATTTCATAATAAACGAATTGGCTGATAATACATTTTTTTATCTTATTGTTGAATTATGTAAAACTAAAAATAATGAATTTCATAATATTATGAGAAATGCATTCGTTCAGATTTATCTTTCTATAATTTTTTTTAATAAATATTCTAAATATAACCACAATGACACACATATCAATAATTTTTTATATGTAAAAATTAAAGCAGGTGGATATTATCATTATAAATTGTTTGGTATTGATTATTATGTTGAAAATATAGGTTATTTATGGGTAATTAATGATTTTGGATTAGCATCAACTTTAACTTCAATAAAACACGATCTAATTTTCTTTACATATAATCTAACTAAAAATCTTGGGGATGTTGAAGGTTTGTTTGATAATAATACTACTGAGTTTTTTTATAATTTTATGAAATTATTAAATAAGAAAACTTGCAAACTTTCTGATATTATCATTTTCCTAAATAAAAATTTAGCAGACAATTTTACAACCAATAAACCTGATAATATTATTAATAAAAATCCGTATATTATAGAATGATTAATATAAATTCATTAACAGATAAACAATTTAAGGAAATTTGTGATAAATGGATATCAAACAAAACTATAAACCCTTTAACAAATAAACGTATAAAAGAATATGGACCAACTTATAGATATTTTCAAGAATTGTGTTCTCAAGGTTTAGCTGATGAATTATTTAAAAATAGAGTATCTGCAGATATGAATACTCGTATTAATTATTATTTAATTGTAAAAGATTATATTGATAAAATTAAATTGCAAAATAATAATAATTGTGTAAAATTTTACAAACTTGTTGATAATAGTATTCAATATAGCATAGGTAAAAACATTATTTTAACTGAACGATTAGGAAAAGGTTCATATGGTGTTGTTTATAAAGCCTATTTTAGACCTTCTAATATTATAAAAAGAGAATATGGAAAACAATTTAATTTAGTTATTAAAATTTGTGAAATAACTCAACATAATAAATTAGAAATTGAAATTCTCTTTAAATTATCGCAGCTTATAATTAAGCAAATATGTCCACATTTTCCTATGTGTTATGGATATTTCATATGTCACAAAGCCTTAGAATCATCAGATAATATTACTAAACTAACTTCTGCTGAATCATCTAGTGTTTTAAATAACAGATCGTATTTTACTAGTAGTTTTGATGATAATACCAATTTTATTGATAAACCTAATATATATTTGCAAATAAATGAATATGCCAATAATAGTACATTATCAAAGATTATTAATGGTTTACATATAGATGCTTGTATTAATACCATAATACAATCATTTATTTCTATTGCATTTTTTCAGAAATATATAAATATGGCACATAGAGACACACACGGAAATAATTTTTTATGTCATACTATAAAACCAGGCGGATATTTTCATTATAGAATTTATAATGAAAATTATTATCTTGAAAATATAGGTTATTTAATTGTTATCAATGATTTTGGCTTAGTAAAAGATTTGAATGAATTTACCTTATTGTATGATTTTAAGAAATTTGTAATATGGTTCAATAAACATAAATCTTCAAGATCAGAATTTTATATCATTAAAAATTTTATGAGACAGTTAATAATTAGAGGATATAATAACGTAAATTCTTTTTATAAATATTTATTTAAATTTATAAATTCAGCTTTTCCACAATATTTATTAACTTCTAAACCAATAGGACCGATTATTATAAATAAAGATCCCTATATTATAGAATAAATGCCAATTTTTGTCAATGTTAGAACAGATACATCTACACCAAGTGATAGCAGTATTTCTGTTAGTACTTTATCAAAAAAAGGTAGTTTAGCAACCAGAATAGCATATTTTAAATCAATTAATAGATATATAAAAAGTCAAGCTAATTATGATCCTAATAATTGTTTTAAATTTGACGATAATATTATAGCAATAGGCAATGATGACAATAAAAAAAATAGAATTATTTTAGATAAAAAGATTGGCAATGTTAGTAAATACGGTATTGTATTTTTGTCTCATTTTAAACACGCAAACGGTAAAATATCGACATTCACAACTAAAATAGTAGATAGTTCAAAGAATTATAATCATATTGAAGCATATGTTTTACAAAAATTAACAGAATTAAATGTTAGAAAAAAAATATGTCCCAATTTTCCTATTTGTTATGGCGTCCTACAATGCGATAATTTATTTAAAGAACAACATAATATATCCTTAAATCAATTGAATTATAAGAGATTATTATTTACATTTAATGAATTAGCAGATAATGATCTGGCAACATTACTCAATAGTCGTAATTATACAAGTAAAATATTATTAAATGCTTTATCACAGATATTTATGGCTATTATGTTTTTTAATAAATATATTGAAGCATATCATAGAGATAGTCACGCTGGTAATTTTTTATATCACAAAATTAAACCAGGTGGTTATTTTCATTATAATATTAATGGTACTGACTATTATATTGAAAATCTCGGTTATTTGTGGGTAATTTGGGATTTTGGTTTAATAATACCTTTTAAAAAATTGAATTATCCAAATAATGAAAAACATCTTTACGATAAAAAAATACCTATTAATCACGATTATATTTATATTTTATTGAAAGGTTTTATTAATACTAAAATACCTGTTATTACAATTATTTTTGAAAATATTTATGCTAAATATAATAATGTTTATGATGTTAATAAAATGCCATTTTTAATTACTGATATTTTAAATACACTTGTTAAATATACAGAAGGTTGTTTTTTAACATCTTTACCAGCTAAACATAGTAAAATTATTAATAGAATTCCATATAAATATTAAATTTGTTTTTTTTTTCAAATAATATTATTAAAAAATGATATTATAATAATCTAATAATATTTATACGATGTCGTCTGCCGTATCTGCTATTAATTGCAATCTTAATTGTATCTGCGTTAATAACGATTGCTTATACAATCATTATATTCCTTACAAGGATAGAAAGATTGTGAAGCGGTTTTATGATGCACTGGCGAAAAAGAATATCAACGAACCTGGTATGGATATCCGAAAAAAAAATTGCACATTTGGTCAATTATGTGAAAAAGAAGATTGTGGTTATAAGCATCGTCTTTCGTTTCAAGATAGAGAAAAATTGATTGTTTCTTACAAATTCAATAAAATCTGTCCTGAACCTTCGCAAGTTGCAAAAACATCAACTGCAAAATCAGACAAACCTATCTTCAATAATCATAATTCATTCGCATTTCTTGAAGAAGAATCTGAGGAAGAAGAGGAAGTAAAAGAAGAAGAAGCTATTGTTGTTAATAATACTTCTAAAACTTGGGCATCAATCGTCAAAAATAAAAAATCTACAGTGGAACCTTCAAAGAAAGAAATTTCTCTTAATTGGGAAGATTGTGCTGATGATGATTTCTTTATGACTTTTGAATAAAAGTTTATTTCATTAATTTAAAAAAACAAAAATAATATTATTTTTGTTTTTTTTAAATTCTATTTAAATAGATATGGCGGCAACAATACAACTTAACAGTGATATTATTTTAAATATAGAAAATAATTCAGATGCATTATTTCTCAGATTAAAAACATATATATGCTATGATATTATAAATTATATAACTTATATAAATAAGTATTATAGTAACGCTAATTGTAAAAATGATGTAAATAAATTGATTAATTTATTTACGCCATTTTTATATTATTTTATTGACACAAATGATTTTAATTATAATATTACTAGTGCTTCATTAGGACAATATAATTATACTAATATAAACTATGCACATTTTAAAAAATTATATAATGCTTATAATCCTGGTATTCTTCCCTTTAATAAATTATTTGACAATGAACTTATTAGAAACAAAATAATTGAAGATATTATTGATATTGTAAAATATATATTATTAACAGATTATTTAACTTTAGACTATTTATATGGACAAATATGTATAAATATATACTTGCACGAAACACGAAAAGATAGTGATGTATTAACAAATAAATACATCACTAATAAAATTGATAGCATATTGCATTTTATTATGAGATTATTTACAAATACATTAAGTTATTATTTATATAATTTAAAATATTATATTACCTCTTCAGCTGTTCCTGCTCTTCCAGCTCCTGCTCCTGCTATGTTAAATGATAAAGATTGTTTAATTTATGCTGCTCAGGCTCTTTATAAAATTTTTTATACTTTTGCTTTTGCTGATTCTACTAATATTAAACAATTTGATATTAATGATGAAATAAATGATATGAAAAAAAGAATTCAAGTATATAATCAGTCATTAACAAATCTAAATCAAGATCTTACTAAAACTATAAGTTTAATTGACGAATATATTATTTTAAATAAAAATAGTATAACTAGAGCTGAAATATGTAATTATGCTTGCTATTATGCTGTACACGCTTGTGTTATTGCTACTAAAGCTATTACACAAAATAATAACACTATAGTTTATAATTTTCCCCTGTTTAACAGTATGATTAATGCTAGTAATTATGCTGATTTTGATATAGAACTTCAGACATTAAAAAATTCTGATGTAACTTATAATACTTATGAAATTTTTAATGTTGCTACAATTAAGATATATAATAGTATCGTTACTAGTATAAATGAAGTAAATAATCTTTTAAGAAGTGGTATTTCTATTGATGATTTAATTATTCCTATTACTTTAATTAATAGTTTAATATTTTCTATAACATATATATATTTTTCTGAAAATCGCGATATACCTATATCGGATTTTAATCTCTATATACTACCAACTATTAATAATTTTATTACGAATATTTTAGATACTAATCCTAATAATATAAATATTATGAGAATATTAGTAAATTTGAATATATATAGTAAAACCCCTATTAGTAATACATATAGTAATGCTGTAGCAGCTGGGACTACTGCTAATGTTCCTGATAGGAATCGAGACCTAGAAGTAGCAGCAGCAAAAGCAGCTTTAACTACTATTGAAGACCTTTATGATTTTGTTAGTAAACAAGCTCCCCCGCCTCCACCTCCACCTCCAGCTCCAGCTCCAGCTGGAGCTGGTGATATTGAAGCAACTAAACAAGTATTATTAAACAACATAAATAGATTTGATATTAGTGGTGATTTAAGTGAGACAACTTATCATAATCAATTAATATCAAATCTTCAAATTGATAAATTAAATGAGTTATTAAAAGACATATATTATGATAAATTAAATAACTGTGCTGATACGCCTAATTATACTAGAAAAATATTTGGGGGTAATATAAATCTTGCAGATATGTCATTTAATAATCCTTTGTATTTATTAAATCATACTATTATGAATTTATGCAAATTACATAAATTAAATACTATTATTAAAACAAATATATTTAATGCAACCAGAGATAACTATAAATCTGTATTAGAAACTAATAAAGCTGACTTTATTAAATAAACTTAGTTCTTAAAGTAAATAATTTAAAAATTGATTTTATTATTATAACTAAAATTACAACAATGGAAGGTTGTTTATATAAGCAGTTTTCAACTGATAGTTATTATTTGGTTAATGGTGTGGCATCGTATTTTATTTTAGTAAAAGATTTCGTGAATTTTGGCGAAAGATTTATTCAAAAAGATGAAATAATGACGCATTATTATTTGATTGAATTTAATCCAGAAAATGTTAAGATATTATTAGATTCTTATAAAGAGTTTGAAGATAATATCAATTATACAGGGTTGAGAGATTTCTATCAAATTAGTTATAATGATCGGAAATATTTCATTAGAAATTGGAATGATGTTTACAACTTCATTGTAAAAAATCATTAAAACAAAAATGCCAAAAGAAGTTATATAAACAATGATAACTTCTTTTGGCATTTATACTAAAGTACCTTTGAATATTTTTCAAGCAGGTATAAATAAAAATTCGATTTCTCCTAATTTGAGGATAAATAATCCAGAATTTAATTATTTTTATTTTGATGAAAATAATTGTGAAAAATTTATTTTTAATAATTATCCAATTTCTGTATATAATACTTATAAATCATTAATACCAATTGAATATAAATTAGATCTTTGGAAGTATTGCATTTTATATAAATACGGTGGTATATATATTGATGAAAAATATGAAGACAATATTAAACTGATTGAATTGATCAACTATAATTTTTTTGTTAAAAATAAAAATCACTATTACAATAAATTATTAATTAACAGTGATTTTATAATTACAAAAATTAATAATCCTGTTCTTAATATGGCTATAAATGAAATTGTTAAAAATTGCAACAATAATTATTACGGTATTGATGTTTCATTTCCTACTGGTTCAGGACTTCTAGGAAAACTATTTAAAGAAAATAATTTAATTGCTCATTTGTATTATAATGATGGAGCAATTAAATTCAATAATACTATAATAATGAAAACTAAAATAGATTATAAACAATCCAATAATAATTATTATTTATGGATGACAAAAAAAATTTATAATAAACAAAAATGACTTTTTGTTTATTTTTGTTCCTCCTCCTTTTAATTTAGATCTTCTGAATGGTCTCGTTCAGATCTACATTGCATTTCTTATTTTTTTCAATCAGTCTGCCGTGATAGACTTTCGTGACCTCATAACCAATTCCACTTTCATTAACCTTATAGGCAGTGAAGTCGTCTGACCAACAAGTCATAGTGAAAATCAAATCAGTCAATACTTTACTTTCGTTATCATAGACAGCGAAAGTGTGTTCAGACTTGAAGTATTTGATAAGTTTGCCGTCTTCAACCAGTAAATACGGCTCGACTAATACACCATCAACCTGTTTAATTTGATAAGTATTGCCACCATAAATATAGGTATCGTCATCCATCTCAATGAAAACTTCAACATATTCGCACATTTTGACTTTTCTGAGTAAAACTTTTTCAACTTTACTAAAATTATTTTAAAGTAGATAACTATCAATTTTTATATAAACTTACTTTAAAATTAATACAAATTTAATTTGCTAATATTTATTCGTATTAATATAAAAAACTGATAATGAACAATTCAAATAATTATTCATCAATCAGCAATGTTGCGTGAAGTGATCATTGTCATCGCCTTGAATATTGGATTTATCCTTATGAATATTTCGACAGTCGAAGCTCGTAGTACTGCAATGAGCCGCAATTATTTGAAGAATGTCGAAAAAACAATTGTGAATAATTGCAATAATCGAGCGTTTCGTTTGACAAACAACACGGAAGTATTTGAATGTATCAAATACAAAAAGGGCGATTGTTGCAATCTCGCAAATTTTACTGAATTCAGCAACATCAGAAATGAATGTATCTCGGAATATCATTCTGAATTCGGTAAGGGTGTGTTGATTTCAATTGCAATCTGGATTGTTATCATCACCCTTTGTGCGATGAAACCTTATTAAAAATAAAATAAGGGAAAAATAAAAACTCAAAATTATGACATTAGTAATAAGTCATAATTTTGGTTTTTTTTCTTGTTCTACAATGCGATTACATTATTTAATAGATTATTTTCACGAAAATAAAAAATTGCCTTTAGTTTTTGATAGTAAAGATTGCTATAGGTGGTATAAAAAATATGATGATAATATGGATATTACATTTAATTATTTTAAACATTATGACGGAATACCTGAAACTATTGAATATGAAAGAAATATAAATTATAAAGAATGGTTTCAATTTAAAAGTTATAATCAATTGGATTTTGAAGGAATAATACCATTTATTAGAAAATATTTTTCACCATCTGATAAAATACTAAAAATTATTAAAACAATCGAAGAAAAATACAATTTAGATTATGATAATATTTGTGTTTTGTTTTTTAGAGGTAATGACAAAATAACTGAGGTTGAATTACCATCATATGAAGAATATATTTATTACGGAAAATATGTATTGAATCTGTATCCAAATGTAAAATTTTTAATTCAATCAGATGAAACAAATTTTATAAATACAATGGCTAAAGAATTTGCTAATCATATTATATTCAAAGATGAAATAAGACATATTCAAGACAATACAACTACTGTTGATAAAGTTTTCAAAGAAACTAATTTTGAATATTCGCTTAATTATTTAGCAATAACAATAATTATGAGTAAATGTAAATACATTATTTGTAATTCGGGTAATTGTTCAATTTGGATAATGTTTTATAGAGAACACGCAGAAGACATTATTCAATTTCGCGCTTGCACTTTTATATAAAGTTTAAAACCTGATAAAATAATTAAATGAACTTAACAACACAGCACGACGGTGGTTTTTTTTCTTGTTGTTCTGTTAGATTACATTTCTTAATAGAATTTTTCAATAAATATAAAGAATTACCTGCTGTTTATATAACAAAAAAGTATTTTGAATGTAATAAAAGCCATCCTGAAGAAGACTTAACTTTTGATTATTTTGTTCATTATAATAATATTTATGGTGATATTAAATATGATCGAGATATTGATTTTAAGGAATGGTATCAATATAAACAATTTGACAAATTGGACTTAGAAGGTTTATTACCATTCATTAGAAAATATTATACACCAACTGAAAAAATATTTGAGATTGTTAAAATGATGGAAGAAAAATACAACATAGATTATGATAATATTTGTGTTTTGTTTTTTAGAGGTAATGACAAAGCAACAGAAGTAGAATTACCAGCAATTGATTATTATATAGATTATGGAAAATTAATCTTAGAGAAAAATCCAAATATTAAATTTTTGATTCAATCAGATGAAACAAATTTTATTAATGATATGAAAGAAGAGTTCCCGAATAATCTTATTTTTTATGACGAAATAAGACACATCTACAAAAAAAATACAACAGTCAACAAAGTATTCAAAGAAAGTAATTATCAATATTCTTTGTATTATTTTGCAATAACAATAATTATGAGCAAATGTAAACATATTATTTGTAATTCTGGGAATTGTGCATTATGGATGGTATTTTATAGAGAAAATATAAAAAATATAGTTCAATTGTCTGCGTGTGAAGATGTATAAAAACCTGTTTTGATTTCAAAACCAGAGTTTGTTATTATAGAAAAATCTAAATTCCATTTGATTTTATTTCTTTTATTCCATATTTCATAAGCAGTTTTAATATGATTGTCTAATTCTTCTTCTGTAAAATTATTTATTTTTTTTATATGACTATTGATATTATCAATATTTTTGCGTCTTTTTGAGTGTCCATAATGTGTTGCTGAATGACATAATTTGCAAAGTGCAATAATTCTTACCAATTTTTGTGTTTGTGTTTCTTCATTAAAATCCCATCTTTCGTGAGCTTCTAAATATTTATTTCTTTTTCTTCCACAACATTCGCACCTATTATCAACTCTCTCGTAAATATGATGTCTTATTAAATTCCAGTCACAATCATTAAAAATTGATCTAACATTCTTAAAATAAGTTGTTTTAGGTATCATATCTATATATAATTTGTTTTCTCCAAATGTTCTGTCCTCTCCTATAATTGTTATATCAATCTTATAAACATCATATAAAGCACATAATTGATTATCTTCTTCACAAGACCATTTTTTTGCCTTTGCATCCCATATTGCTCCCATACTTTTAGCTTTTTTCCTATCACTATAAGGAATGTTTAAATAAATCATTTTTACATTTCTATTTATATAAATAGCGTTTAAATAAAAAAAGTCCAAAAATCTTTTTGAACTTTTTTTTTCCATTTTTCTTTAAATCGAAATCACGACACTCCTAAGATGTAATTTATTTTCGAGTGATATGGCCAAGTCGTCATATTCATCTTCGTAAATATATTCATCATCGTCGCGTTCATATACGGACCCGTAATATACATCATCACCGATAATTTCTTCATCATCGTAAACTTCGCCATTGTTGCTGATATACATTTCAAAGTTATAAAAATTAAATCATAATATTTATGTCATTTTATTTTATTATTTCTTGTAAATTCATACAATTTTTATTTTTTTCGAATAAAAGTCCAAAAATCTTTTTGAACTTTCTTTCTCCATTTCCTTAAATCGAAATCAATCTTGAAGACTGCATTTTATTTTCAATAGAAAGAGGTATGATGTCTAATTCATCTTCATATTCATAGTCCATATCATTATAATCAATACGATTACTATAATAAGGATCAATATCGAAAATTTCTTCGTCTTCATAAACTTCTCCACCAATAATAAACATATTGAAACGCTTGAAAAATAATTATTAAAAAATTAATCATTTTTATTTCATTTTACTGTAAATGAAAATCAAAATTAAAAAAAATGATATTAACGATTTAACTTTATTATTCACATATGATTTATTATAAGGAATTGAATAATTTTTATGAGTTATTGGAAACAGAGGCCTTAAATAATAATGCGATTATTTATGGTACTTATCCTTGTGAAAAACTGTTAGCAATTTATAATAGAAGTTTATATTACATTGAAAATAATTTATCTAGTGACAAATTTTATGATATTGACTATGACAAAAAAACAATTGATAGATTTATAAAATCATCTAATATCAAAATAGCATTTAAACACGGAATAGATCATATAAATTTTTACTCCTTCATTACAAATAATATAAATACTATTAATGATTTAAATATTTCGATTGAAATAACTATTTCAAATGACGAACCGCCTTATTGTAATAATAACTATACTTGTTACGGATTGTTATTATCAAAAATTGATAATATTACTATGTTTTATTATTCTAAAAATACGGGAACATCATATGACTTGCAGGCAAATCCGACAAAATCAATATTAAAAGAAATTATACAAAAGAATACGAATTATATTAGAGGTTTTAACGAAAATTATAAAATATTTGATGATATTTATAAAATGATTGATAATGGTTGGAAAATTAACAATTTACCTTATTCTATTTATTCTAAAGATGACAATGACAATGAGACTAATTGCCCAATTTGTTTAGAAAAGTTATTCAATAACACTGAAATCGCTTTAATAAATAATTATAAACTTCATCATAATTGTCTTGTAAAATTCTTTAAAACACAAAAAAACAAAGAATATTTTCTATGTCCATATCGTTATAAAATTGATTTTAGACAGTGTTATATATCAATTTTAGTTTGATATTAGGAAATTATTATAGATATATATATATAATGATAATAGGCGCTCATATACCTAGAGAATCGACGATTGTTAAAACAATGATGCAAATTACGACGAATGGCGGTAATGCATTGCAAATATTTACAACAAACCCTAGAAGCTGTAATATATCAGATAATACAAAATATATTAATGAGTCTCATTTAATTAAAAAATATTGTAATATAAATAAATTTGCTGTTGTTGTTCACGGTCCATATGTTTTAAATATTGCCAAACCATTTAAAACAACCAAAAGAGAAATGGAAATAACAGATACTTTTATTTATAATGATATTGTAACTGCTAATTATATTGGTGCAATTGGTTATGTAATTCACGTTGGTAAATATTTAACTAATTCTAAGGAAGCATCAATAGAAATGATGAGAAATAATATTAAACAATTACTTGAAGCGATGGCAATGAATAATATTAAAACTAAATTAGTATTAGAAACTCCTGCTGGTCAGGGAACAGAATTATTGACCGATTTCAGAGATTTTATGAATTTTTATTATTCATTCACAGAAAAAGAAAGAGAATTATTTAAAATTTGCATTGATACTTGCCATATTTGGAATGCTGGGTACGAATTAAATGAAGTTATTCCTTTAATTCCTAATAAAAATGATATTATAATTATTCACGCTAATAATAGTAAAAATAACAAAGGTGCTAGAGTAGATAGACACGAATTTATATTAGAAGGTAAAATAGAACCGTATGATATTAAGAATTTTATTGAAGAATTTAGAAGATCTATAATAATATTAGAAACTCCTGCTTATAATTACAAAGATGAAATTAAATTTATCACTGACTAATTATTTTTCTTCTTGTGTTTTCATTGAACTTAACTTTTGCATTATCATCTTTATAACCTAATGGTGATGAATCATCATTAAAAACTTTAGTCCATTGCAATTGATCGGGTTCTGTTGATGTAAATATACAGCCTTTTTTTGAAATATAAAAACTATTTAAATATCGCGTATTTCTGTCATAATCTTTACTTGGTTCTATACATTTGAAATGTTGGTCAAACGCTGTTTTGTTATGTTTATCATATTTTTCGTTTAATTTTGTTATATGATCACAAGAAATATTATAAGACATACGTTCTAAATTAGTAGTATCCATCAATTATTTTATTTATATATATATAGAAAATAATGGTAAGCGAAGATATAACAAAAGTTGATAATCAAAATATAGAAAAATTGAAAGACAAAATAAGAAGAAATGGAGCTATTATTTTATATCATTGGAATAATTGTGGTCATTGTCATAGATTAATGCCAATTTGGGACAATCTTATTAATCGTTATGCTGATCGCCAATTTTATCAAATAGAATTTAATTATATGCAAAAAGCACCACACGAATTTGGACGCATAAATTCATTTCCACATATAACTGCTTATAAGCCCAATGGTGAAAAAACTAGTTATAATGGCAGCCGAGATATTCAATCTTTATCTGATTTTATTGAGACTAAATCAGAACCGTTACCTTCATCAAAAAAGAAACCAGTCTCAAAACCTGTAAAATTAACAAAAAAATCTTTATTAAAGAAAAAGAAAGCAGTTTCTTTATAAAAGTTATTTAAAGCAATATTTAAATAACTTTAAATAATGGATAATAGCAATTTAATTGATGATATAATTACTAATAAAAATGAACCAACAGCTGAAGAAATAGATACCTTCAAAGTGCTTGTTAGTGATTGGTTTAAATATGATGATGCAATAAGGAGGTTAAAAATAGCAATAAGAGAACGGAAAACTTTACAACAGGCTTTAAATAACAAAATAGAAGATTTTATGTTTAAATATAATTACAATGATTTGAATACTCAAAATGGTAGGTTAAAAACTAATATTAGAAATGTTCATAAACCTATAAATATCAAAGATATAAGAGAAATTATAAATACAAATAAACATTTGACGGGAGAAGAATTATTAATCAAAATTTTCAATAAAGAAGAAAGACCAGTAATAGTTAAAAAAAGCATTAAAAGAATTATACCAAGAGTTTCGATGAGTTTAGATATTTAATTTGAATAATAAGCACATCGAATATTATATTTATTTATAAATTTAGCACATTTTTCACAGGGTTTTGATAATTTTAAACAATTATTGAAACGAGGCGGGCCAATTCGAACAACATAAATATCACATTCACCTAAAATTGTTTTGTTTTTAAATACTTGGCTAATTGCTGCAACTTCCGCGTGAATACTATTATTATCATTTAAATGATTTACCATATAATTGAATCCATAGCCAATTATTTTATTTTTATATACAACAACAGCACCGTGTTTTTGTTGCATAGTTGAATATTTAGCAATTTCAGCAGCCTTATCTAAAAATATTTGATGTCTTTTATTTATGTCCTTATTTTCACTTTCGGCTTGCCTCCGTTTCGTAAATACCATAATTATATAAATTATTACCAGCAAGTTTTAAATTGATTAAATCATTTTTTATAATGATAAAAAAAATGAAATAATTATATAAACACAAACAATAACAAATGGAAAAATCTAAAATTGATTTAAATATAATTACAGAAATACCAAATAAATATCCTGAAGAATTTATTGAGTTTTGTTTAAAAAATGGATTGAAATACCCTAATATCACTACAGGAAATGGAAAAGCATTATCTGTAATGTTAAAATATAAAAATTATTATTGGGATAGAAATACTTGTGATGAATTTGTTAAAAAATTTAATATTATAACAAAAGATAGTATTCAACTGTTTAACAAACATAATCAATGGGGTATTCAAACAAACAGTGGAACTGATAGAGGAAAATTATATATAATTTATCCTTATTGTTTATCAAATAAACATAAAATGAGAAAAAATTTTAAATTTATTGGAACAGAAGAAGAAAAAAATACTGAAATAGATAAAATAAAATCTACAATAAAAACAGATTATATAGATGTTCCAAATTATTTATGGCAATTAGGACACAAAAATCCTGGTTCAACAGATAATTCAAATAAAAATTTAGTATTACAACCGCCTATACAATCAAAATATAGAGATATTTATATATTTATTGATACTATAACAAAATTCCCAACACCAAATAAATTAGAACTTATGATTAAAAATAAAGATATAGAATTTACATTAGAACAAATAATTGCTTATAAAAAAATATTTGATATGTTATCTATCACAGCATCTATTTAAACAGATGTTATAATACTCTGTATTTAATTCTGTTCCGAAAAATTTTCTTTCAGTGTTTATGCAAGCTAATGCGGTTGTTCCACTTCCTAAGAAAGGATCAACAACAAGAGAGCCTTTTTTACTGAATAATTTTATTAGATGTTCTATTAAAGCAACAGGTTTAACTGTAATATGAATATTATTTTCACCTTTTTCGCTTTTTGAAGGTTTTGATATTAAAAAATTTTTATCATAAACTTCATTATATTCTTCTGTTGTAATTATATTTGCAGGAACTCTATCATTATCTATTCCAACTTTTTGCGAAAAATCTAATAAACCTGTTTTGAATTTTAATTCATTTTGAATAAAAGTTAAATTTTCTAAAGGTTTCATTGCTACACATATTGGCTCAAAACAAGACCTAATTTGAGGTGTTTTATAATCTTTATATTCATATATCAATTTGGTTTTTTCTTCTTCAGTTATTTTCATTTTTTCTATTATGTGCGAAACAGACATACCTTTAGGCATACTTTGTGTATAAGTCCAATTTATCATATCTCTTATTTCAAATCCTGCAATTTCACAACTCATTGCTATTGCGTGATATAATCTAGGTGCAGAAAATGATAAGAAATAAGCTCCTGGTTTCATTTTCTTAAATAATAATTTAGACAATTCCAAATAATAATCATATAATTTTTTTACTTGTGATTTATCAAATTTCATCCCTTTTGGTAAATGTTTAATATGACTATTTTTAACATCTTCAGTAATTTCTTTAGATGACCAATTATTATCAAGTTTGTCAATAAAATAAGGTGGGTCAGTTATTACACAATCAATACTATTATCTTCTAATTTATTTAATTCAATCATACAATCTCCATTTAAAATGATAATATCATCAATAATTATTTCTGTTTTGTTTTGTTTAGAGTTTTTTATAAGTTCAATTAATGCTGTTTTATTTTTAGATTTACATTTTGTTATTCCAAGTTCTTCACATTTTGTCAAAAGTTCTTGTTTAGATAATTTAGCTAAATCCATTTTTTGTCTAATAATATTATTATTCATATAATTTAAATTCAATTTTTTTATGAAAAATAATGAAGAATTAGTTGTTTAAATTTCTTTTTTTCATATAAATCGATAAACATATTCCTTGTTTTTTGTTTTTGAAATATTATGTCGTTATGATGTCGTTCTTCTTTAGTTGGCGGATATTCTAAACACCATTTGATTAAATTCTTATGATCTATTATTTTTTTATAGTCATATTTATATTCATATGACATATGCATTATTGCTCGTGCAATCAATCCTTTACTGGCATCTTCAGGACAGAACAATTTTAATTTCGTATTTACATAATTATCACTATCGTACAATTGATTGAATGTTTCATTGTGATTATCAACATATTTATAATTAGATCTCATATTATTGATGTAATGATCGCATTTAAAAATATTATGCATATCATTATAATGTTTCTTATACATATAACACTTTGGATATACGTGTTCCAAAGTTAATTTAGAATTTTTGATATTAGAATAAATAGTTGGTGTAACATTACTGACTACAACACTTCTAAGAGTAAAGGCAAATGCAATATTAACCATTATGAAAATTATTTTAAATTTGAATTTAATCATTTTTTATTATTAGATATATAGAAAAGATAAATGTTATTGTATATATTTTTAATTGTTATTTTGCTAGTTTATATTTTCTTTATTGTCAATTCGATAATTTGGTTAAAAGATAAGAAAATAACAAACATTAACGATAAAATAATTAAATACATTATTTATTCTGATATCATAATTTTTACATTCATATTATTATTCATATTATATCTATTTTATAATAATGGTCATATTAAAATATTATACTTATAGTAGAATAATATAATGGCTTCTAGATCAATGCGTTATAGTAGTCGTGGGTCAAAATCATCTTCAGAATCATCAACAGTTATCTGGGTAATAATAAGCATATTAGTTGTAGCAATATTATTAATGATATTTATGAGCAATTATAAATTTTTTGAAAAATTCACAAATCCAACTGCTAAATTACAATATTTCTATATGCAAGAGTGTGGATATTGCAAGGATTTTAATTCAACTTGGGAAGATATCGTTACAGAAGTTGCTGCAAACCCTACTAAATACAATTTTACTACAGAAAAATATGATATAAAAGATAATGGTGCAGGCAGTGCTTTAGCAGATGAATTAAAAATAAAAGGTGCTCCGACTATATCATTAGTTACAGCCGATGGAAAAAATAGATATTATTTTGAATTATATCGAACTAAAGAGAATGTGCTTAAATTCGCATTAGATAATCTTAAAGTAAGTGCTTAATGTTAATTTAAATTTATATAAATAAAATAAAATGAATAAAATATCTTTACACGATTTATATGAAATTAAGAAAAAGAAAGATAACAAAGTTTGTGAAGCATTTAATGTTATTTTAAATGCTTGCAATAAAAAAATTAAAAAGATTGCAGAAATGGGTCATCAATCATTATATTATGTTATACCACCTATTATTATAGGATATCCGCTATATGACTATGAAAAATGTATTAATTATATCATTAGTTCACTGCAAAAGAGTGGTCTTTATGTATCAATATTACCAAACAAAAATACTATATATATATCGTGGAAATTAGAGGATATTTCAAATAATCCTAAAAATCGGTTACTTCTTCATTAATTATTTTTTTCATATATTCAGACATATCTTTAAAGCCTTGAAGTATTAAAGTCTCAATATCATCTTCTGAAAGATTTAATTTTATATCATTTTTCGTAATTTCGAAATTAAAACTTGTTTTAATATGACTATGAGATATTAATAATGGGTTTTTGAATTTTTCAATTTTATTTAAAAATGTATGTTTAAAAGAATTGAAATAAATAATATTAAATAATTGTTTCATATATTCCATCAGATTAATATCTTCGCCTTCTTTTGTTTCTGGTATTATTATAAAATCATAATCAGATTTAACAAATACTGCAACACATAGAATATTATCGTGATTTATATTTTCAAAAACATTATAAGGCATATTATTTGATATACACCCGTCAATATAATAATTGTTATCTATTTTTATTGGTTTTGATAACATCGGAATACACATAGAAGCGGCTATAGCTTCAAAAACAGAAACATTGGGTGTATCGTTGACATTAAAAATAATATTGGTACCATCATTAACTTTAGTTGTACTAACATAAATATTTACACCAGTCAATTTTGACAATTCCATAAAGGTTATATCATCTAGTTTATATTTGTTTTTAACATATTCTCGGATTCCTGTTAAATATAATCTAGAATCGTTAAAACCTAAATTTAATAGAAAATCAAAACATTTTTTTGTAGGTATAACTGTTAGATTTTCGTCTTTAATTGTTTTTATTATTATTTTCTCTAACTCATCTACTGGAATTTTTAAAGCAAATGCTAAACAGAAAAAAGATCCCATTGAAGTACCTGCAGCGTTTTTAATGAAATCTTCCATTTTATTGAAATAAATATATCTCAATATACCTAATAAACATATTGATCGGATTGCATTTCCTGCAAAAACTAAATGTGTAAAATATTTCATTTTATTACTTTCATTTATTTTATGATGTTTATATATTTTTATTTGCCATAATTACTGCTAATCTAGTTATTTGATCACATAATAATATTATAACTATTCCTATGAATATAAATAAAAATAAATTATATAGATTAACATCTACTTTTATATTTTTACTATAATTCGTAAATTGTTCTATATCATTTACTTTTATCCCTTGATCTTTCTTCTTTTTATTAAAATTATCTCTTAGACTTAATAAATATTCCTCTAAAAATGGTGTAGTTCTATATTCAGGGCTTGTATCCTTATTATTTGTATTTATGTTATTGATATTTAAATAAGCATCATATTCGTCAAAATCATAAGGCTTAATTGAAAATTTATCAATTTGAACTTTACCAATATCCATTAAAGAAGTTTCTAATGCTTTTTTAAATGCATTTTCCGAATTACTGTCTACAGGTAAATGATAATCAGGTACCTGTAAAGGCGAACACATCTTTTTAACATATTCATTCCTCAGATAATTAACATCTTTAACATTGCCATTGCCATTGCCATTGTTATTGCCATTGTTATTGCTATTGCCATTGCTATTGCTATTACTATTGCTATTGCTATTGCTATTACTATTGCTATTGCTATTGCTAATGTTAGTGAATTTGTCGCAAGTAGGCATTTTTATACCTTGCTTATCATAATAACAATCTGATTCGGTTCCATAATCAGACCCGAATTTTTCATTGAGACTTTCTTTTTTTTTAGAAGACGAACATTGGTGTTTTTTATGTGAATTTGGGTATGCTTCTTCGAGTGTTGCGTATTGCATATTTTCTATTATAGTTATGGAAAAAATAATATTATAATTTAAATTATTAGGATGATCGATAATATAGAAATATTTACACGTTATATTATTATAGGTATTATATCTGCATATTTGTTAATTTATGGTTTAAGACCATCTGTACCGTATCCCGAATATATATTAGAATTAGCAGAACATTATTGGATAATTATTATTTTTATTATTGTTACTTACTATATTTCTTTATGGGATTTTAAGATTGCACTATTGTTGTTATTGTCCATAATTGCTTTAATTTTTGATTTGTTTACATTTGCTAATTAATGATATAAAGGTTTTTACATTAAAATTATTAATGACAGATAATAATACATCTAAAGAATTATTATTATTATCTATAAATTCTTTTTATAATTTGAATGAAAAATATAAATTGATATTAAAAGATATTATTGATGGTAAACACGAATTATCATTACGAATGATTGATTGGCTTGTGACAAGATATGCCAAGAATAATAATATCATATTTTGGATAAATGATTCGGATAATATTTATTATAATTTACCTGATAACTATGAAACAGAAAAATTTAAAAAAATAACATTATATCTAGATTACAGGGCACAATTGAAGTCATTTAAAAAATTTAATTTTGATGCCTTCAGACGACACGAAAGAATAACTTTTAATATTGATAAAGACGAAGAAATAGAAACAACAATAGGACAATTAAATTTTTTTAAATGGGCATTTAATAATAAAATAATTATATATGCAATCGAAAATCAAAAAAAAATATATGAAAATATGTCTAAATTTTCATATAAAAAACAAAACTCTCTTAAAAATTCATTGATCCCAAAACAAGATATTATTAATACTAGATGTTTTATTACTTTTGATTAGGTTGATCCTCCACTGCCTATTTCGAATGAAACTGCACGAACATCGGGTTCTATTGTTGAAATGCCCCATGGACTTACAGCAACCTGAGGATTAGGTGGCTCAGATCGTAGTTGTAAATTGGCATTTCGTAATGATTGACCGATTGTATTTATTCCAACATGATAACCAGCAGTTAAGAAATTTTGATCTCCTAACATTCCAGAACCTGCCGGATTGATTTGGGCCCATTTAGAATTTGCGGCATCTTGTGGCAATAAATCACTGCTTGTTAAACGGTCACGCATAAAACAACTATTATCTTGCGGTAAAACATTATTAGTATTAGCAGATTGTTGTTGAGCACTATTCATATCCTCGAATGGTTCATTAATTGGTTTTTTATTGTTAACTACAGCACCGTTAGTAGTTGCATATTCTATTGCAGAGGGGTCTGATGGATAAATATTACCTAAAGGTGTTGAACCATCGGCAGCAGAAAGATTAGGTTTATCGAATGCAGCATCGGATTTTACAGGCTGATGATTATTACTTGCTAAAATACTATTAACATTAGGATAAACGTTATCATTTTCAAAACGTTCTATATTATCCATCTTACATTTAGAATTATATGAAACTAATAATAATAATACTACTAATAGCAGTATGGCAATTGAAAATGAAATAACTATTGAAGAACTCATTGTTTAATATCTATCTATTATAATAATATAGATAAAATTATATTTTTAAAATATAA